TATCGCCTACCTCGCCCACTCAGTATGCAATCGTCGGCAACCGCACTATTGCCCGGTCAACTGACTTCACCACCGGCGGTGACTTCTTTGCCAACACCATCAACGATGAGTTGGATCAACAGACTATCTTTGCCCAGCAAAACGCTGAGGGCCTGCAGCGTGCGCTGACCGCACCGCAGACAGATCCAACCACCATTGATATGACCCTGCCAAGGGCCGCAGATCGTGCCAACAAGACGCTGGCATTCGATGCCAATGGCGACCCTACACTGGGCATCAGTGCGGCTGATGTAGCCAACGCTGTGACCTATGCCACCAACGCTGCCAACAGCGCCACCGCTGCGGCATCGAGCGCCAGCTCGGCATCGAGCTCGGCATCGAGCGCCAGCAGCTCTGCCAGTACAGCAAGCACTCAGGCCAGCAACGCATCAACCTCTGCGACAAGCGCATCAAACAGCGCCAGCAGTGCATCGACATCCGCGACCAATGCCGCGAGCTCGGCAAGCACTGCCACAACGCAAGCCAGCAATGCCAGCACATCAGCTACCAACGCTGCGAGCTCTGCGTCTGCTGCGAGTACGTCGGCAAGCAACGCTGCATCGTCTGCCTCGGCTGCTAGTACATCAGCATCCAATGCAGCATCGGCACAGACTGCGGCTGAAGCTGCCCGTGACCAGACACTTGCTTCGTTTGACTCATTTGACGACCGCTACCTTGGCGCTAAGTCTTCAGCACCATCAGTAGACAACGACGGTAATGCACTGGTAGCTGGCGCTCTGTACTTTAACAGCACAACTGGTGTGATGAATGTGTACACCGGCAGCGTCTGGGTAGCGGCTTATGTATCTGGTACAGACTTCCTTGCAAAAGCGAACAACCTGTCTGATCTGAATAATACAGCCACAGCTCGTACCAACCTTGGCGGCACGACAGTCGGCATTGGTGTGTTTACTGCGGCGACAGTAGCAGCAGCACAGCAGGCAATGGATGTTGAGGTTGGCGTTGATGTTCAAGCCTATAGTGCTAACCTTCAAGGAGCTTCTCAAGGTGGCATTAACGGCTTCAAGAACCGCATCATCAATGGTGCAATGGTGATTGACCAAAGGAATGCGGGGGCGGCGGTGACTAATGTGGGTGGAACCCCCGGAGTTTATTCACTGGATCGCTTTAGAAATGGTTTTACAGCAACCACGGCTAGGTACAGTATTCAAAAAGTTGCTGATGCTCCAGAAGGGTTCTATAACAGTCTGAAGGTAACAATTACTACAGATGAAGCATCGCTTGCGGCAGGCAGTGCAAGTGCAATTGGTCAAATTATAGAGGGGTTTAATTGCTACGATATTAAAACAACTGGGGCGCAAAAGCCAACTGCGTTTTCGTTCTGGGTAAAGTCAAGCAAAACAGGGACATTTGTTGTTGAGTTTGCCGATCTTCCAAATTCGAGAGGGGTGTCTGCAACCTACACAATTAATTCTGCTAATACATGGGAATACAAAACAATTGCATTTCCTGCTGATACTGGAGCAACATGGACAGCATCAAATGCTAGTGCGGGGATTTTGCAATTTATGTTGTTTGCTGGTTCAAATTTTACAAGCGGCACTTTGCAAACAACTTGGGCGTCTTATACAAACGCCAATCGCTTTGTCGGACAATCAAATCTTGCAGATACAAACGGAGCCACCTTCTACATCACCGGAGTCCAACTAGAAGTCGGCAGTACCGCAACAAGTTTTGATTACCGACCTTATGGTACTGAGTTGGCTTTGTGTCAGAGGTATTATGAGGAAACAAACAACAATCGTTCTGTTGAGTTTCAAATTCAAGCAATTACTAATGGTTTAACTACCACTAGATTCTTGGTAAGAAAACGAACTACTCCTACTGTAACTGTTTATTCATCCAATACTGGTGTTGCTGGAACAGTAAACAACGGCAATGGCAATGTCCAAACAAGTATTAGTGGAATTAGTCAATGGCCTGACTGTTTTGCTGTTCAAATGGCTGGAACAACATCACAAATTTACACCTATTTTTGGCAAGCAACTGCGGAGTTATAAATGTATAAATTGACACCAGTAAACACTTTAACAAATGCTATTAATTCAGTAATTCGTTTATCAGATATGGCTTGCATCCCATTCGCTCCCGCCAACACAGACTACCAAGCCTATTTAGCTTGGCTTGCAGAGGGCAACACACCAGAGCCAGCAGATGAGGTGACAGAATGACCCCGCTTGAAGCCCGACTAGACACGCACGAAGCTGTGTGTGAGCTGCGCTACGACAGCATCAACGCTCGCTTGAAGCGCATCGAGCAGATCCTGATTGGAAGCTGCGCCGCCATCATTGGCATGTTGATGACATTGGTGCTGAAGCTGTGATGTGGATCCAATCAGCATCTGCCTTCTTGCGGCTGGCCTTGTCAAGAACATCCAAGCTGGGTGTGATCTGTACAAGCAAGCTAAAGAGTCTTTTGTTGAGATCAAAGCCACTGCTGATGAAGTCATTGCAATTGGCAAAGAGGTTCATGGATTCTGGAATCAGCTTCTTGCGTTCTTTGGCAGCAAGCCTAAGCCTAAAGCTGCAAAGCCTGTTGCCAAGGCTAAGAAGTCAGGCTACGTTGCTGTTGACGAAACTCAAGTCAAAGTTGATATTGTCAAAAACCTCACCGAGTTCTTCAAGCTCCAAGAGCAACTAGCCGCACACATCAGGGAAGAGGAAGAGAAAAGCAAGACAGTCTATGACCCAGACCAGAACCACATGGAGGCGGCACTCAAACGAGTGATGGCCCAACAGGAGATGGCTGCACTTGAGGTGACGATCAGAGAAACGATGGTCTACCAGTCGCCGCCTGAGATGGGTGCACTTTTTAGTGAAGTGCACAAGATGCGTGAAGTAATTCAAGAGGAGCAAGAGCAGGCAAGGCTGAAGCAAGAGGCAAAGAAGAGGCAAGAGGTATGGCAACGACAGGAGGAAGAAAGAAACTTCCAAATAAAACTGGCGTGTCTGGTGGGGACTACTACATTCCTCCTTTACCTGTGGTTGTGGTTCCACCTCGTCAGTCGTTGGGGGAAGAGTTGATGGGATGGGTTGCTGCTTGCGTGCTGATTGTCTTCTTGTTGCCAATGGGAGCAATGCTTTACCTTGACATCTTGCAGGCCAAGAATGAGGTCAAGCAACAGGTGGAAAAAATTGAAAAGTTAAGACGGCAAGTTGAACAGGAGAAGCGTAAAAATGAAAATGGAAAAACATGATTGGGCTTTGATCGGCGTGATGCTGGTATCTGGATTGCTGTGTGTGTTGCTGGTTGGATGCGAAGACCGCTTCAGATACAAGTGTCAAGATCCTGCAAACTTTGAGCTGGCTGAATGCAAGCCACCAATCTGCACCGCAACGGCAACATGCCCTGACCAGTTAACCAAACCAGAGAAGGAGACCAAGTGATGGAGACTGTTGGATACAAACCAAACAACCGGCTGACCCCGGAAGAAATCGAGGCTCGCGTGTGGGCTTTTGTCATCGTGGTGATTGCATTGATCCTGATTGGCTCATGCTTCAGCTTCATCTACTCTGTGACGTTTGTCACCCAGCCCATGGTTGGCATGGCTCCAATCGACAAGGTCTATACCAAGATGCTGAATGACATCATGCTGCTTTGCACAGGCGTGCTTGGTGGTGTGGCTGGCCGCAAGGCTGTGTCTGCTATTGCTGTTGCTACAGCCAAGGCTGAAGCCATTGACAACGATGAACCACCAGCGCCATGAGTTTGCTTAACCCTTGGGTGATACTTGGCATCGTCTTTTCGGTGCTCTCTGCCTTTGGCGGTGGCTACTACAAGGGCAAGGATGCTGAGTATCAGCGCCAACAAATCGAGATTGCGGCGCTCAACGCCAAAGCAAGGGAAATTGAGCAGGCCATGTCAAAAGTGGCGCAGACTTATGGTGAGACATTACGAAAGGCGAACAATGCTGCAAAAGCTAAAGAAAACAAGTTGCGTGCTGATCTTGCCACTGGCACTCTCAGCCTGCGGATTCCTGTCAAAGCGCCCACCTGCCCAACCGTACAAGCCACCGGAGATGCCACCCCTGCCAGCGGAAGTGACAGCGGAGCAGCATCAGCCGAACTTGACCGACAGACTGCTGATGCTCTTATCGCCATCACCGCAGAAGGAGATGCCGCCATCCGCAAACTCAACACCTGCATCGAAACCTACGAAACCTTGAGGAACATGAAATGAATCTGTCAGCCAACTTCAGCCTGCACGAACTTACCAAGTCAGAGACAGCCCTACGCATGGGCTTTGACAATACGCCCGATGCGGAAACTACAGAGAACTTGCGACTGCTGTGCGAGAAGGTGCTGCAGCCGGTGCGCGACCACTACGGCAAGGGCGTGAAGGTCAATTCTGGATACCGCAGCCCTGAGTCCAACGCCGCCGTTGGTGGCAGCAAAACATCAGACCATTGCAAAGGCATGGCTGCTGACATTGAGATACCCGGCGTGGCCAATGCTGATCTGGCTCAGTGGATCATGGACAACTTAGAGTACACCCAGTTGATCCTTGAGTTCTACACACCCGGCATTCCAGACAGCGGCTGGGTGCATGTGTCCTACGATCCAGCCAACCTCAAGAAGCAAGAGCTCACCGCCACCAAGGTGGCAGGCAAGACAACTTACCTGCCGGGCTTGGTAGCTTAACCCTGCGATGCGCCCAGTGCTTTGATGCGCTGGGTGTAGCTGGCCGTGTGCCGGATCCGCTTGACCATGTCAATGCGTGCGATGGTTTCTTCGTTGGCCACACGCAATTCCTTGAGCGCGGTCATGCGCTCACGCGCTGGCCGCTTGCCAGCTCTGGCTGTCTTGTCGGCCAAATCTTCGTATGCGTTAGCCCACTCATCCAAACTGATGTGCGTTGAGAAGGGCTCCTCTTTGCCGGGCACCATAAGGTAATAAGCAGTGAGCTGCATATTTTTAGCTTCTTCTTTGGCGGGTTCAGTAATCTCTGTCCAAACCTCTGGCATGAATTTACTTGCTGGATCTGGCTCAACCGTGTCGGCCAATGCTGCCTCAATGATGACTGGATCGCTGGTGACTTCGGGTATGGCCACTGGCTCTGACTTGGCCACCAGATCCAAAGGGTTAGCTGGCTTGGCCACTGCCCGAGGCTTGGCTTCATCAGGGTAATCGGCTGCCTCTTCGGCACTGATCAAGCCCTTGAGTACATCGGGGAAGGCATCGCGCAGCGCAAACCCGCGAGCTCTCATTTGCATCATGCGCTTGGGGTAGGCAGACCATGGCCCCTGCTTGCCCCACAACCCAGCTCGCTTTGCGTCCTCCATAGAGAACTTGGCGATCACTGGTTTGCGGCCACGGCGCTTGGCCACACACACGGCCACCGGGTTGGGCGTGCCTTCGTTCTCAAAGTATTCTTCAACGTCTTCGCAGACCGCGCTGGCCTGCACCAGCGCCATCATCGCATCGCCGTAGACTGATGGCTTGCCGTTGATCACCGCGATGTTCTGCAGCGCCTGCATGGGTGCCAGACCCATTTCCATGCCCCATTGCACGCAGACCAGAATGTCTTGCGGCTTGCCTTGGTAAGCCTTTGGCACCATGTTGCTGCTGGACAACATTTCGCTGAAAGTGATGGCCTCGGTGAGGGTTGCTGGCGCAAAGCCTCGCTGGTTAGTTACTGTGAGAGCTGACATTTGTTTCCTCTTGAATGTACGTTTGCATGGTGGTGAAAATGAGATCGGTCATGGCATCAATGAATGCCTCTGCCTCGGTCTCGGTGCAGTAG